TTTTCAATTTGTTTTAATTTGTCTAATACGTTTTGCATGTCCATTGTTTAGTCCTCTTATCTCGCCGCCGATTTAACTTCTGGCTTCTTATTTTCAGTACTACCCACTGGACTCTTGTCGCCCTGAGGTAAGTCGTTAGTAGTTTCAGCTTTAGGGGTTGAGCCTCCTGCTACTTCGAATTTAGCATCACCTGCGTTTTCAATATGATCTTCTGGTTTTGCGTGTTTTTCTTTTGCTTCTTTTTGTTCTTTAGTTTCTGCAGGATAATCTTTTTCTAATAATGGACCTTCTTCAGGTTCACTACCTTCATTGTTTTCCCATGAATCAGCAAAGTGTTTAGTAACAACTTTGATCTGTGATTTAGGTTTCTGTGTACACTGCTCAAGCATTTGATAAAGTTCATCTGCAGAAGCTGGATAGTTTAATTCAACTTCAAACATACAAACTTCCATGTTCTTAACACCTGGAAAGTCTAACGGATCTTCCATAACTGGAGTTGTTTTAGGTTCTGTCATTTTAATAATGTCATAGCGACCTAATTTTTCTTCCATCTGCTTGATACATTCGGCATCACAGCCTCCTGCAACTTTAATTTTATAAGAGTAAGTTTGACTTGACTCTGTTAAATATTGTTTAAATGTTTTATTCATAATTTTATTCCCCTATGGCAGTATTTATGCTAGTATTACTCTTTTGGCTCATCTTTTTTAAGCAACTCTTTGAGTAACTCATTACGATCTAATACCATGCCCTGTCCTTCTTCAACATTGTCCTCACCTTTTTTCAGTGCGAGTTGTCTTTCTTTTTGATCTAACTGTGCTTTTTTAAGTTGTAGATCAACCATGCGTAGTTTTTTGTTTATTTTTGCTGTCTTTGCTGTGATAGCATGTCCTAGTAGTCCACTAGCAACACCAAATATCTCTGATGAAAAGCGACTATCAACATTCATGCCCAAGTCCATTAAGTCTTTGTATGAGTTTTTAGCAATCTCCGCTAACTCATCCATTTCATTGTCACCTGCTTCTAGTCCTTTAACGCTAGGCAGTGCATCTTCAATCTTTTCTATGTTTGACAGTGTTTCTTGAGGTAGTTGTGGTTTAGCCTTAGTCTCTTCTTGAGGCAAAGGTTCCGTTACATCTACTTCATCTTCTTTTGGATCTAAATTAAAGATCTCTTCTAGTTTCTTTGTCATTATCTCGCACCACTTCTAAAAATGTCTTCTTCTGTAACTACTCTAAAACGTAGTCCGTTTTGTTTACACCAACGTTGAGCCTGTTCCCATTTAGCATGATTAATTGCTACTGTTTCTGCTAGTCGACGGTTTTGATTTTTACTTTCAACTATGCTCTGATTCTTAGGCTTAATTTCTACCAGCTCTGTTATTAATTTACCATTTTTGTCACGGTACTGGACTAAAAAGTCAGGAATGTAATTTGTTTGTTTGCCTGTAAACGGGTGTATATAAGGGATTTTAACACATTCACTAGCCCACTTGACCACGCTAGGATGGGTATCACAGAACTGCATAAAGGCCGTTTCCCAACTAGATCTATACGTAGGCATCTTACTACCTACATATTTGTCCATGTTTTTTACAGTGAATTTACCTTTGTGGAATCTTGCCATCTACTACACCTGCACATTTCTGGCGGCATAGATATTTGGTTGTTGAACTGCTGTGACGCCAAGTAGAGTTGCTTTTGATCTTAAACCGTTAAGGTAATATGCTAGTGTAGCATTAACAGTTACTCCATCTTGCCCTTTCATTTCTTCTAATAGTTCATGAACATCACGTTCATAACCTTGAGCAATTTGGAATATTACTGCTGTAAAATCATCAGCAATATCAGCGTCTTGATATATTGATTTAAAGTAACTGCGTACAATATCGTAGTCCGCTGAATCTACTTTAATTTCTCGTTTATAGAAATTGTCAAATAAGATTATAGACGAATCAGTAGTTGATTTTTTTACGTTAACTGTTCCCATAACTTTATTTAACCTTTAATTTGTGTTGTTAGTAGTTTTTACTGTTGCTTGTAGTTTGGTATCTGCTTCAGTAACTAGCCGTGGTGTTGTATCAGCCTTAACTGTTTCAAAGTTTTCTACCGTAGGTTGTCCTACGTTTTGACCGTTACTCTGAGCTCTTGAACTTGTTGTTGCTGTAGATGTACCTTGTGGTACTGGCGCTAATGATCCTGCACGTTGGCTAATTACTTCTGCTCTAGTAGGTGCAGATCTTTTAGGTTTATTAAAAGCAAATCCTCCGCCTGCTCTTTCATTACCGCCCAATCCACCAATTGCTTTTTTAGTTTCTGAGTTTATTTCTTCTTTAAATGTGTCGCTAGGACTTTCCATTTTCTTGTAAGTATAAACTGCTCTAGCACCTTTAACTGCGGCACCTAATAAATTACCTGAACTTAAATCCTCAAATGCTCCTACACCTGCATCTAATAGACCGCCTTGGCCAAAGAAGGAGTTAGTTGACCCTGGTCGGCTTAGTGAGCTAGGCTCGTTATCATAATATTCTGGTGAAGCAAATCCTGGAACTTGGCTAGTACCGATAGCACCACTACCATATTTCACTGACTCATATTTGATAGTCATTCCGTGAGTCATTGTATCCCCACCCGCTGAATAATCATAGGTGTCATGTCTAAAGTCTGTGATGATCGGGTTTACCAGTGTATATGAAACAAAACTGTGTTGATTAAATCCGTAAACTGTAATATCTTTAAAAAATTGAGGTTTGTTTGTAGCACCGCCTACACCCTCACCCATGTATCCCCAATCATTACCTATTCTATCATTTTCATAAATATCTCTACGATTTTGGTCATCGGCATTTCCTCGGCCACCACCGCCTCCGCTGGAACCGCCAAATAATCCGCCTAAGCCTCCGGATAGTATACCACTAATATCATTAGGGATAAGCCCACTGATCATATCTGAAAATGGTCCACCTGCACTAGTATTTGTAGATTGTGTAGATTGATTACCACCGTATGCTTGGCTTGGGTCTTTATAAAAATAATTATAGTAAGCAAACCATAATGATCTCACAATATCACTTGAATCATCGTGAAAATCAATATTTACTGGTTCGTAATTAATTCTTGTTTGAATGTTACGCTTTCTGTTGTATTGTTGCATAGTTTCAACATCAAACGTATAGTTGGGTAATTGTACTGATTTCGTTAGTACACTAATACGTGAACTGTCTCTAGCACCAAATAACTTCGTAAGACCTGGTATCTCAGTAGTATTAACATTGAAATATACATGGAAGAGATACTTCTTTCTAGGTGCTAGACCATAACCAGCAGACCTGAAAGTCTTGCTGGCATGTCTATAATCTTTTAGATAGTCGCTACCTAGGAAGCCCTTCAGAACATTATCGAAGAAGCCTGCCATAGTCTATTAGCCTGTAACTACAGTACCTAGTGCTCTACCAACGCCTGTACCAACGCCTGATGATAATGGTGTTTGTACTGCGTTATCAAATCTAATGTTTAGTGTAACCGTTGCTGGTTCAGACGTCGCGTATGTTAAGTCGTTATAGTTAACAGTTGTTAAGTAGCAACCATATAGTTCCCATGTTTCTAAAACTACTGGTTCGTTAGCACCGTTACCACCATCTAACACTTCGCAACGTGTAATGAATTTATAGTCAATACCAGCTGAAGCTGATGATTGTTCCATAAAGTCAAACTGTTTCTGTAGTTGTTCACCAACTAATTTAGAAACATTGCCGCCTGCGTCGTCACGTAAATTAACTGTAGCATCTTCCCAAGTATGCTTACCGGCCATTCTCATTTTTGAGTTATAAAGATCGATAGTGATATCGTCAAAACTCACAGATGGTCTAGTAAAGTCTACGACTTGTTTTGTTAGCTCAGTTCTTGGTGTTGATACACCAAAGTTTTCAAATACCGTTCTAAAGCGATATTTGAGTTTAGGCATTAATAAGCCTTGTGTACTAGCACTCTGATCACTCGCTAAAGGAACAGTCATTCTTGTTAAAGATGAAACCGCCATTTTTAATTCTCCTTCTTGGTTATGCTAATATTTATCATCTCGCAATCACAAAAAATGGCACCGAAGTGCCATTATCTGCGTATATAATGATTATACTATTTTATACATTACCTGCTTCTATTTCGCCAGTATTTTTAATTCTTACTGGAATATAGATAAACTCAACTGCTTTAGTTGGTTCAATAGCAATATCAATATAAAGTTCATTTCTATCAATTCTTGCTGGTGTATTGTTTGTTTCATCACAAACAACTAGGTAATCGTAAATACCACGTTTAGCAGTAACATCGTTTAATAACTGTTCTACTGCGTTTTTAACTTCGTTACGTGTAATTGTATCATTTGGTTCAAACATAAAGTTTTTACCAACTGCTTCTAATTTCTCACGTAAGTAAGCAACTAAACGTGCTACGTTGATTCTGTCTAGTGCTGATGAAGAACCTGCTAGTGTTTTGTTACCATAGTTAGTTAAACCACTACCAGGAATAAATGTTAGTGGGTTAATTCTGTTTTCATACAATGTGTCACGTACTGATTCTCTGTTAGCAACCTGTACAAATTCACTTGTATTACCGTCAACATAACCTAGTGCTGTAACGTTATCAATTAAACCACGTCTGTTACCTGCTGGTGCTAACCATGGATAACCAATATCGTCATTTCTAATAAATGTTCTTAATACAGCATGTGATGCTGGAACAACTACTGCGTTACCTGATAAGTCATTAGCTCTTGCTGATGGGTAGAACGTCGCCGCATACGGATCATTAGTTGCTAGTCCGTCTTCACTGTCTGTACCTTGGCCCATAGCATCAGTTGCCCAGTTAATTAATTGAGATGAGTTATCTGTTAATCTAAATGGTGCATCGCCAATAATAAATCCTGTGTTGTTTCTATCATTGTTTAGTGCCACCATGTTTTGCATTAACTCAGGATAACCTGGAGCCGCTAATAAGTTAAATGTTCTTTGTTCTTCACGAATGTCAGTATTTGAGTCAATACCTGCTTTCAGTGCCGCTACAACCATTTGACGTTGTGCTTTACGTCCCATATATGGAGAACCATCTGCTTTGTTACCTGATACTGTTACCCATGTATCTTTGTTTGTTGGTAAACTATCATTTGGGAAGTCAGTTGCGTTAAAGTAATTTACTTTGTATTCTTTAACTGTATAGCCTGAACGTCTTGTATTGAATAATAATGTACCTGCTGGATACAAATTCTCATCTGGAGCATCAACGTCTAAGTAGTTACTTGTTGCTAGTGCTTTAATAGTAGCAATATCACCTGTAACTGCATCAACATCTGCTGTTGACCAACGAGCATCACCAAATACAATACCGTTTTCAGTTGTTTGATCAGCGTTATCAATAGTTACCCATTGATCTGTACCGTCTACTGATTCCCAACGTTTAACCATTGGATAGTTTTCTAAATCTGAAGTATCTAACCATAAATCACCGTAGGCCAATGATGTTGTACCGTCTGACTGTGTAGTTGGAGCACTTGCTGAAACTTGACAACCATTAACGTCTGTGTTTGATAAATCAAAGCCACGTACATCATTAGTTACTGTTCTGTAACCTTTCCAGTTTGACCCATCATGTACCATGATATCAACTTCATCAATTGCTGAATGATACCATAATGTACCGGTTGCTGGATCT